TAGCTAATAACGCGTTAAACTCTACAATTACTGGCAAGAACGGTTTTGGTAGTTTTGCTGGTGAGATAAGGTTGCTTTGTAATGGTTATGTAGGTGTAGACAATGGAGACGGTACAAGTAATGTTAGATTTACTGTTGAAGGATTAAATGTTGTACATGATGTTAATTTTAACAAACACGTATTAGAAGTAAATGATTCATCCTTTTTAGGCTTAAAAGGAGATGATCAAATAACTGTTCCTCTTAAAGAAAAAGCAGAAGTAAACAGTTTAAGAAATTTTGTTGCGTATGCTCCTGATACTGTTGCTGTTGCTGCTAATATTGTTACTTTTGATAAAACATCTGATACAATTGATATAGAAAACTCACTAAGTAATGGAACAAATTTAATTGAGCTATTACCTCCTGCACCATTTTATATTACAATTAATCAGTTACTTGATTCTAGGTTTTATTCTAACAATTCTTTTTATATCAGTGGTACAGACAAATTAGTAGAAGTTCAAAACACGATTAGTGCTAGTGCCGGTGAAACTCAATATATTGATTTACCTGTTCGCGTGCGTGATCAAAATTTTGTCAGACTATACATTGACGGTGCTGAAAAGTCTTTAGGTCAGTTTACTTTAAATAAGAATTCTACGTATCGTGATAATGTTGCTTACACTGTAGAAAGCAACGACTCTACTTATCGAGTAGAAATAGATCACTATACAGTTCCTGCTATTGAAGTAGGTGATAACGTTACTACAGGTGCGGGAAATGTGTTTGCAGTTATAAATACGAGTTTTGATCCCTCAACAGCGTCTTACAACACTCAATTAACAACTAACTCAATATTTAGAATAGAATTAGAAAGTGCTCCTACTAATAATTTAGCTGCTGTAGTGCTTACTAATGTATCTCCTAATCCTGTTGGTATCTTAAATAATATATCATCTAATACATGTACTTTTGACTATGATGAATCAGTATATCCTGGTAGTTTTAGATTAGCTAATTCAGGAGTGTATGATCTTCAAGTTAGTGCAGACTATGAAAGAATATTCTTAACAGAGGATCAAATTATAGTTGATGTCCCAAATGGAGTAACTTCAGTAAGGGCGAGAAATATCAATAACCAAAAGAGAACTAGTCCTTTTGTTGAAAAGAATGTGTTAATCAATAGTTTACCAATAAGAAAAGTAAATGGAATAGAGGTAACGGAGTCTCTCTATAGAGAACAAAACTCTGGAGTTGCTGTAAGAGCAACCTTAGCTTTTAATCATATTACAGATCAAGAAGTTACTGACTATGAGATATCATACAGGTTAGATACAGTTGACGCGGTGGGCGAAAACGATGGTGGAACTGATTTATTATCTTTTAATACTTCAAAAGTTTCTGCAGCGGGTGTAGAAGATGATGGTAAAATTAGGTTTACAGTTAGTGGGATTAATAGAGGATCTTCAAGTGGAACTAATACTATTTTCTTTAGAATTACGCCTCTAAATAAGAATATCAGGGGCACAACAACAACTACTAGTAAAGCAATTATTGGTAAAACAGCACAACCACAAAATGTATTTAATTTTAGAGGAGCTCAGTCTACTGACCAGATCAGCTTATTCTGGGAGTACGTGAGGGTGAATGACGAGCTTGCTGATTTAGATCTTAAAGAGTGCGTAATTAGACGGCTTGAAGGAGCACAAACTGCTACTTTGTCTAATTTTATTGCTGCTGCACCTTTTGTAACTGTTGCTGGAGCTGAACAGCGTATCACAGTACCTATTGATAGGTTTGGAACTTTTACCTACCTCATAAGAACTAGAGATACTAGTGGTAACTTTAGTGAGGGTGTGGTTGCTATCACACTTACTACAGTAAGACCGAAGAATACAGATGTTGTAGCAGCTTACAACGAAGACGATCCTTCAACTGATTTTACCGATATTACTAATACAAACGCAGGAGAGTTTAACTTTCCATCTTTTGCAAATTCTAATACAGGCGGAATTGCCTATGCCTATACTTCTGCAGTAGATAATGCTAATGGTACGTCTAGTGGATTTTCTGCGATTGGAGGATCACCTACAGACCTATTGGCTGATGAAGAGGCAACCTATATTACTCAAATAAGAGATTTTGGGCAGAGTGTGACAGGTGTTGTTGGTGTTGAGATAGAGGGATCTCAATCTATTGAAACAACGTGGAATGATCAACACGAGCATATTCTAGAAAGTACTACCGAGACTGCTCCAGCTGGTGATAACGTGTTAGTAGATACTTCTTTTGGAGGTATTGGTCATGTAGTTGGCTTTGCAAATTCCAGCCCGCTTAATTTTAGATATGACTCAAACAACAAAACACTTATGAGTGGTAGTCAATCAGGAAATGTTTATGCAATTCATATGCATGGTAACTTTGTTGGAGACGACTCTAATGCAAACGTATTTGCACTAATTGCTGGTTCAATTAATGCTAATGCAATCGCTCTTGGAGAAACCTATTGGGCAAACGGTGAATCTACTGGTGGAAATACTATGGCAAATTTAGTATCGGCAGGTTCTTCCTACTTACTAGTAGACTTAAAACAGTTTAATGACTTTGGTAATGCTGAGACATTTGAAGGAGATATTGGAAAGCTTACTACACAAACCTTTATTAGAACCTCAGATGAAACCTCTGTATTTTTTGCTAACGGAAACGTAGACATTACTAAATTTACTGGATATACGGTAAATGACGGCTATGTTCCTTATGAGGCTGGTTCTCGTACTTTTAGACACTTCCAATTAAAATTTATCGTAAACAATTCAGAGCCGGATCAATATGACTTTACAATCGATAAGTTTAGATATACTATAGAAAAAGAGAGATCACAATTTTCAGCTGTAGTTACTTACGATGGTTCTCCTAAGTCAGTTGATTATTCAAGTGAAGGATTTAATTTTACACCAAATGTTAGTTTCCAAGTTATTAATGCTGCTTCTGCACAGACAGCCGTAGTTCCAACTATTAGTGAGACTGGCCTAACATTTACCCTTTGGGATAACGAAGCAGGCGCACAAGTCCCAACTACAGCGGGTGTTAAAGTACAAATTACGGCAGATGGAGTATAATTTATGGCATTAGTAGACTCAAATACTTTTATTGAACCAACTTCTGGCACTTCGTTGAATGCCGCAAGAAGTCAATTCAATAACTCACTACGATCATTATTAACCAACTTTAAATCAGCAGCCGCACCAGCTGCAACTAATATAACTGCTGCTGGTACTAACATTGGTGAGCAAGATGGTATGTTGTTTAGAAGCGCTACCACTAATGCACTATATATTTCTGATTCTGTGCATGTTAAATCTTCTCCGGTTGGTGGTAACTTTACTCGTGTAGGTATTGGTAACCGTGTAGAGAATGGAATTACTGCGCTTGTAGCAAATATTGCGTCTTATGAGATAGGTGAACTTGTAGCTACTCCCTCTGCTTCTGGTGCTTTATCTGCTAATGCAAGACTCTATTTAATAACAGACAACTCAGCTGCTGCTTCTAGTTTTAAAGATATCGGTATTCCTCCAACAAATGGTTCTGTAACTAATACAATGATACAGCTTAGTTCTATCACAGCAGATAGAATAAAGGCTGGTAACGTATTGCTTTCAAAAGTTGACTTTACTACAAGTTCTAATACAGGTTACGTAGGAAAAGACGCATCTCTTAAAATATCTGCATCTGATCCAGCAGTTAATACTTCTATTGCTTTTTCAACTCAGAATACTGTTGCCAATGCAACAGTTATGTATTCATCACAAGGTATTGGTGTAGATTCTGGTTTAACTGTTATCAATCAGGCATCAAGTTATTTACCAGTTACTTCTAATCTAGCTCTTCAATCTGCTATCCAAGGTGCAGGAACAAAACCTGTCCCAGTAGTACCCGCAGGTTCTATTATGGCTTGGAGTGGTTCTTCAGCTCCGTCTGGTTGGGTGCTTTGTGATGGTTCTGCTATTTCAAGAACTACCTATGCAGCATTATTTGCAATTGCTGGAACTGCTTATGGAATAGGTGACGGTTCTACGACGTTTAATGTACCAGACTTACAAGATAGATTACCTCTTGGCAAGGGTACTAACAATAGCACGCTTGGAACTCAAACAGGTTCTATGAGTGCTTCTTCAGTTGCTACTACTGCTTCAGATGGTGACGGGGATTTAACACTTACTACAGCAACCCGAAACGATACTCTTGGTTCTGGTACAAAAGATGTAACACAAATAGGACTTTTGACTAACGTGACACAGGCATCACATACACATTCATTAACAGTTCCTACCTCTGTAGTAAATTATATTATTAAAACATAAAGGAAAAAA